AATTTACATTTGACAGCCTGGAAGTCACCTTTGATGACAACACTGGCAACCACACATTTGATTATAACGAATAGAAATAAAATATTATGGGATTTTGGAGCGAAGTGCTAGAAGCATTAAAAATTGTAACCACACCGGTAAACAGCGGTAATGGCGATACCGCTTATGTGGGTGGTAATAAAATTAACCAAAGCTTTCTGGAAGTGGGTAATAAGATAGACACTATACAAACAGCTGCAACCGCTTTAAATGCCCACGCTTACCGAAACATCTTTTTAAACCCGGCTTTTACTGAAGAAGCGCCTTACTGGCTGTATGTTCTGAATGCTATTAATTACAGTATCACTAATTTTTATGGTGGTACCGTAACCTGCACGGTAAATCAAAAAATAGTATTTGTACTTATAAAAAACGTGCCAGATCCAAACGGCTCGCCTGTAGGATTAATGACACGTGAGTATTATGCATTAAGAAGTGGTGCTTTAAGCGTCTCTCTAGTAGATACTGTAGAAGATATCACGCCATACGGCAGTTTTACAGATGCTATAGTAACAGACGGTGATGTAGATGGTTTTTTAATTTATTTAGACGATATAGACGATGCTACTATAGAAGGAGGTTTTAATGCTTCAGCTGCCGGCCCTTTTGATATGGTGCCGGGAATGTTTGTATCTGCTTTACAATTGGGAGATGTCAATTTGTATTACTGGCAAGGACCAGCGGGCAACTTTGGCACGACCGGTACAGATGGACCCGCTATAGCAGATTACTTTTTTTATATAGAAAAATCTGGCCCGCCCCGGGAAAATATATATTTGAATATGGCTGCGATGTATGCAAATCAGATAAACCAGACGACAGGCTTTTTTCAATTTGTGCGTGATGCCTCAGCACATAGTGGTGTTATTGCTGGATCTTCTTATTTTGAAAAACTAGCAACAAATACCGAAGCAGAAATAGATTACCGGTTATTAATTGCTCAGGAAATTATAGGCGGTTCTGCCGCGTCTCCTTTTTTAAGCGCAATAAAATATGCAGGTAGTGCACATACACTAAACAAGCAGCAGCTAAACCGTTTTGTGCAATTTACCGCAGCCAGTGTGACACTTACTATTAGTGATACTATTGTAGAATTAGCGGCAGACGTGGGTATATTTTCTTTACGCACAGTTGTTGTTTTTGAAGGCACCGGCGCGCATAAAATTATAACTCCAGATGCGGTAGAGCATAATTTTATACAAGGGGATATTGTAAATATTGAACGCGGTAAAGAGGACAGTGATAAATGGTATGTTTATAAGAATAATACAGCTGGCGGCGGCAATATTTTCTTTGATTATCTTACCCCTGCTGCAATGATCGCGGCACAAGCATCACAATCAGAACAAACTATTTATGTAGTTGAAGATGCTTCTACAGATGTAAATATTACATTTCCACCAGCAGAAACAAAGTTATGGGCACAGTATCGTTATTTAGGAACTATAAATGGGGATATTACAGATTATCAATTAATTAGTGCGCCTTATTCTAGTGACAGTCGCTTCGATGAAAAAGAAAACACTTCCAACAAATCAACAAGTATAGAAACGGACAAAACGAGCAACGTTAAATATCCAAGCGTTAAAGCCGTTTATGATTGGGCGGTTGGGTTGTTTGCTACTATTGCTAATTTGGCTTTAAAAGCACCTTTAGCATCACCAACCTTTACGGGAGTTGTGACCGCTCCTACATTTATAGGACAATTAACAGGAACTGCGTCAAACAGTTCAAACTTAAATAATCTAAATAGCACTCAATTTTTAAGAAGTGACGTTAATGCTTCCTTTTCAGGAAATTTAAACAGTAATACCGGATTAGGGAGAACAATTACACTTTATGATAATAATTCCTCAAGAAATAATAGAATTATACTAGGCGCTGATGTCAACGGAGGATTTATCAGAGGTTCTTTTTCTTCGGGAGGTACTAGTAATTTAATCTTAAATCAAACAATTGGAAACGTAGGAATACGAACAAACACACCTGCTGAAAGCCTTGACGTTACGGGAAACATTAAACTTTCAGGAATCCATATCTTAGGTCAATACACCACAGCCACAGAACCCGCATACGTAAAAGGAGCGCAGTATTTCAATACCACATTGAATAAAATGAAGGTTGGCGGTGAAACTGAATGGGAGATTTTAGCTTATGCTGGAGATTTTATAAAAGAAATTAAAACCATATCAGCAGATACATATACTCTCTTAGCAGAAGATTTTGATAAAAAACTACATTTCACAAGCGCTACTGATACTACTGTTACTCTTCCAACAGGATTACCTTTGGGAAACCCCTATGAGGGAAAACAAATGGGCGCAGGTCAAGTAAGGTTCACAAATGCAGTAGGAGTTACACTAAACAAAAGTGCAACAGATACGCTAAAGACAGCAGACCAATACAGTGTTTTTGGACTTGATTGCACAGCTACTGATGAATATGTATTATTTGGAAAACTAGAACTTGAATAATGAGTAACGTAGGCATCATAGCATCGAGCAGATTAATGGCAGGGGCAGCTATAGTAGTGGCAATATCAGACCTCGCAGCAACCGATAAAGAAGAAACAACAATAACTTTGGGATGGACAACGCCTGTGGGTAGCACAAACCCGATAGACTACTACAAAGTATATTTAGACGGTGTATTCCACGAAAACACAACAGACGATACGCCAAGTTGGATAACCACAGGATTGACATCAGGCACAAGCTATGATATTACGTTGATTACTGTTGATACTTTGGGGAATGAAAGTGTGGCGAGTAATTTGGTGGTTGAGACTACAAAATAACTAGAATAATTAACAATTAAATAACAATAATATGTCAGTATTTACAGAAAATCGAACTCCTTATGAGTTCTTAATCCGTTGGGATAACAATGGGGTAATTCAAGGGGCACATATCGCCTTTCTTGATACCGTATTAAAAGACGGTGAAATTATCAACCAAACGCAAACGAGCGTTGAAAGTGTTGCAATAGCGGAACAAGTTGGGTTTCCTTTGGCAGATGTTTTAAGTCAATTGCAAATCGATGCGCTAAAACAAGTTGACGTTCTCAACGCTGAAATAGTTGTTTTGAAAGCGGAGAATGAAAGTTTGAAAAACTCAGATTAAAAAATATGAGACTTCAACAATTAAAAGATTTCTTGTTAAATAATTTTAATATAATTTGGGATAACGATGAGAATATTTAAGAAGTTTGGTAGGCTACAAAAAGTAGAAAACAAAGATAGGAAGTTTGGTGCTGGCACTAAATATATAGCGGTGTGGGTTGACCAAGAAAAAGGTAAACACGCTAGGTGTTTAATGTTCACAGAACTTGAAATTAATGATGCTCTTGCACGGGCACAAAAAAATATTGAAGATGTGCCTAAAAATAATTGGTTATGAAAACAAAACTAATTTATGCAGCAATTATAGCAGCTATCTTTATAGCAGCTATGGTAATTTTTAACAAGACCACTACACTAGGGGAGATAATACTCGCCTTTGTTAGTTCAGGTTTTGCAATTGGATATGTGTGGGAGTGGATAACCGCCATAGAAATTAAAAAAGAATTTAAAGAATATACTGGAATTTCTTTCAAAAATTTTAAAAACAACAAATAACATAAACCTACAAATTGCCTCAAAATGATTAGTAAAATCTCCGAAATACATATTGTGATATTTAAAACCGTTAGAAAATCATTTGCATACAATGAAGGATCGCTGCTCGCAATAGCAGCTCCATTAGGCTATGGTTTTGATAAATTTTTAAATTTGGTTTTTGAAGGTATCGCTAATAAAACGCTGGTAATGCCAGTGCTGTTATTTGCAATATGTTTGTTTACCTATGGAATAGTTTCTATGTATGATTTTTTCACGGGCATTTCAGCTTCTAAAAAAGAACATATAATTAGCACCGGTAGTCCAAGAGGATATATAAAAAGTGACAAGCTATGGAGTAGTATTTGGAAATTTCAGGCGGTAATTATGGTGGCGAGTTTATTAGTGGTTTTCAATTATGTATTTCTTTTAATCAATTTTCCTACTATAGCTGGATTTTTCCAAATTGGAATACCTATTTTTTTTATGGTAGTTATTCTTTTTGATATACATAGTATTGGCGAAAATCATTTTAGGAGATATGGCTCTAAGCCGAAATTTTACACTTTTATGGACGAGATTAATGAAGCTGTTAGAACAGGAATAATAGAAAAAATTAAAAAATTATTTTAACATAAAATAATTAATTATGCCAGTAGCAGCTAAAGTAAAAAACATTGTGCATCATTGTACAGCAGGATTTGGAAATGTGGAGTCCATAGTACGTTTTTGGAGAGATACATTAGGATGGAAAAATCTTTTTGGGTATTTAACTATTACAGAAGTTGACGGCACTATCTGGTGGTTGAACAAAGAAGGTAAATACGTAAAAGACGAATCCCAAGCGGACTTCTCAAAAATTACAAACGGTGTGTTAAATCACAATTCAACAACAATGAGCAATGGGTATATAGGTGGTGTTGAAAATTTGGGCACTCCAAAGGAACCTATGTGGAAAGCTAAAGATACTAGAACAATTCATCAAATATCTTCAAATCACTACATTGTACAAAAGCAAATCCAATGGCTGAAAGACAATGGGAAAGATATCACTAAAGATTTAGGATACGTTGGCCACAGAGATTTTTCCCCTGATAAAAACGGAAATGGGGTCATAGAAAGTTGGGAGAGAATAAAAGAGTGTCCTTCTTATGATGTCATAGGTAGTACAGATCATTTTTTTTATTCTAGTGCCGACAGATATAAGAAATTACCTTAAAAAATAGAAATAATGAAAACAAGTTCCAACCTCCCTGAAAAAATATTGACATTTTTAATGTTCCTTATTTTCATTATTACGATTGCTTGTACTTTTACTTCTTGTAAAAGCAAGCAAAAAATTGTTGAGAAAGAATCAATTGTTCAAAAAGATACTGTTGAAGTTTTTATTTATATTAACGATACTGTAATTAAAGAAATAATTAAAACCATCACCCTGCCAGCAAATAGCGATAATGTAATTGAAAATCCCTGTGACGAAAAAGGAAACATCAGGCCAATTAATCAAACTATAAAAAGCGGAAATGCTTCTATTAGCGTTTATAGTAAGGATGGTAAATTATATATCTCTCAAAAGATAGATAGTGTCTCCAGTACTTTTGATCGTGAATACAGAAGTCGGTTTGAAAAGGACAGCATAAGAATTAAGCAGCAATTTGAAAGAGACTTTTCAAAAGTAGATAAAAAAGTAGTTTTTGTCTGGCCCTGGTGGTTGTATGCTTTAATTTTATACGGTATTTTATCTACAGCTTTAAATTTGTATCAAAGGTTCAAACTTTTTTAAATTGCAATAATATTGCAATATAATTCTTTAAATTATGTTTTAATTGTTTGATATATAGCATTTTATATTTTTAAAAAGTCTGCCTTCTAAGCAGACGGTCAGAGGTTCGAATCCTCTCGCGATCACACTTAAAACCCTTTGTAATCAAGAGATTTACAGAGGGTTTTTCTTTTTATGTAATTTTTATTTTATACATTTATCACGCAAATTGTGCGCAAATTTGGTAAAAATTGCAACATTTTTGCAACATCAAACAGTCTCGTATGAAAATAACCATTACTTTAAATCGCGATAGGGTAACTGATCTTGGTCATCCTCTTGAATTGAAAATTTCTCATCAAGGGAAACGAAAACAATTAATTATTTCGCACGCTAAGCTTCAGCAGTGGAATTTAAAAACAAACCTTCCTTTACAAAATCACCCGGCTTTTATGGAATTATATGAGCAAATTTTGCTTATTAAAGAAAGGGCTCTTTCTTTGCGATTTAAAGGTTTAAATGATTTAGATGATGCTATGGGGTTACTTCTTAATGATGGTGTAGCAAAACAGGATAATGTTGATTTTTACAACTATGTTTCAAGATATTTTACCAGTTTTAATGGTGCCGGTCTTGGTAAAGATAGTGTTAGTAGGCGAGGTAATATTGCTGTTTATAAAAATGCAGTCAAACAGATGGTAAAATATTACCCCGATTTTAGTTATAGTGATTTTGATTATAAAAAGATGTATGCCTGGAAGATGTATTTATTGGAGCGTGGATTAAGCCTAGCAACGGTTAGTAATTATTTACGTACTATTAGAGCTTTGTATAATGAAATGTGCCGGGCCACTGGTTTAGAAAACAGGCGGCCGTTTGAAAATGTGTTTACTGGGTTAAAGCGTAAAAGTTACAGATCAAAAAAGAAACATTTGTCGCGCATTGGTATTTTACGCCTGATATTGAAAAAAAATATCACGGAAACTTCTAAAAAGTATGTCGATATGTGGATGTTGCAGTTTTATTTTGGTGGTGCGGATTTAATGGATATTTATTATTTAAAAAATGAAGATGTGCAGGGTGGGCGTGTTAGTTTTTGGCGCGGAAAAATGGAAAACAGCCCTTTAATTGATTTAAAAATACATTCCCAAGCTTTGGAAATTATTGACCGATACCGGCAGGATGGGGAATATGTTTTTCCCTGGCGAAAAGATGTAGATGGATATCGCTCTTTTCGTGGAAATATGTACCGGGATTTGATAAAATTTCAAGTAAAAAACAATGTGCAGGTGCATCCCGGTGGTGGTAAATTGGGGTTAAAAGTTGCGCGGCATAGTTTTGCTACTTTGGCAAAAAATTCAGGTGTTCCCGGGGATATTAGGCGTGAAATTATGGGACATACTGAAGATAATGTAGCAAATTTTTACGAAGATCTGCATAAGGTTGAAAAAAGAGATGCAGGATTATTTAAGGTCATTGATTTTATTTTTCTTGGTCCGTAATCTACTCAATAATAAATCTTGAAAGGCTGTTTCTTATGCTATCATATTCTTTCCTGGTGATAAGTTCTAGGTCTAAAAATTGTTTTGCTTCTTTAAGTGTTTTTAAAGATTCTTCTTTACTTTGGTGCTTTGCGAGGTTGTGAACTTCGTGACTACAATTTTTCAACTTAAAATAAATTACAATGCGAAACGAAAATATGAACTTAAAACAAAACTCACAATCTTGCAAAACACGTGTTAGTGGCTGTTTTTGTGTGCAAAATGTTAAATTTTACAAAATAATTAAAATATTTTGCTTTTTTGTTTGGTAGTTACAAAATATGTTATATATTTGTATTCAGATAACAACAACGAAGTTATTATCACTAAAAATAAATATTATGAAAACTATCTTCACTATCACAAACAGAAACTTTACTACTTTAAAATTTGCTCAAAAATTTGCTGACAAAAATAATTTAGATTATTCTTTAATTTCAGAAAGACAAATAGAAGAATATGTTGCGCCAGAAAATGTTTTTATAGGTAAAGAAAGTCAAGAAAAATATAATGAAAGAAAAGCAAATAACGCAAAATAATGCCATACTTCATTATTGACAAAGAATCGAAAGAATTTGGTTTCTTCGGTTCTTTGCCTGTAATGGTTGAAAAATTTGATTTAGATAAGTCGAGTTTAGAATACCATTTCAGCAGAAAAAAAGAAACGACTTTTGAAAACGAAAAGCATCAGATTTTTAAAGCCGACTTAGAACGAGGTGGTTCTTTAAAATAGCCACTATCTGGTATTTATAAATGGGTCCTGAAGTTCGCCTGTGGTGATGGCGTTTTCATAATCTATTAGAACCGGCAAAAGACCATATCCCTTAAATAGAATATAAGGTTTTTCATATACTCTCACACCGTGCACTGTTACTGTTTGATTTGATAATCTAAAAGCTACTCGCTCGCCACCTTGTGAAATATAAACAAAACCAAGATTTGTTGAGGCGGTGCCCAGGCGCAATTGCATACCCGTTTTGATGGTATCACCAGTAGCTGTAATATATGAGGTATATTTTCCTTTTTTTGTGGTGTTATAATTAGCTATTTGAGCCCCACAAATTTGAGTTAAAAAAAGTAAGAGTACTATTAGACGCATAGTTATTTTTTTAGAGCTAGTTCTAGGCTTTGAATTGATTTATTTGTAATTCTACCTTCAGTTAAAATTTTATTTGTGTTAAGATAGGTTTTTTTTACACCATCTGCAATAACAGAAATATCATTATCAAAAGATTGTTCTATTTTTTCAAGTTTTAAATATATCTTTAAAAATAGCTCATTTTTTTCTTTTTCTAAATCATATTTTTGTTTTTCTTCTTCAATTAAATTGTGAACAATTTTGTTTTTTAAGTAGTTTTTTGTACCCGGTATTTTAGATCCTATGATCCTTTCATCAAAGAAATTTAAAATTTCATCGATGGTACTTTCGTGTGGTCTTTTTGACTTTCCGGTGATAATATTTAGAACTCCGGCTTCTGACAAATTAGTATTTTTAGCAATTTCGTAAGCAGTAATTTGATGTTTTTTGCTTAAATCTTTTACTAAAATATACTTCTCTTCTTTGGTTAAATGATTCATAGCTAGTTATTTATAAAATGTTAATAAAATAAAACCCCAAATATTATGGTATTACCCAAATATTTTAGTATGTTTGTTACTGTATTTGTCAAATGTAAAAGTACTAAAACTATGCCACAAAATAATAAAGGTATGAAATCAATTATTGTTCAGCCAGTAAATAAATCGATTAAAATTTCTATAGAATCCATACTTGTTAAAAATGAATTTATAAAAATGGGTTTTAAAAGTGGCGGAATTTTATTTCTCATTTTAAAACACTCTTTTCCTGATATTTCTAAAAAATATACAAATGATCAAATAGTGTCTTATTGGAATTTACGCTTAAAAAGCGAGGAAATGAACAATGATTTTTTAAAAGTAATTGAAGTATTAAAAGCTGAATAATATGGAAGGTTTTATAAACGCAGATGAATTTATTGATGCTTTGTCCAGGCGAGGTCTTGTTATTGTTTCTGTAAGTAATTTTGAAACTTTTGTTGTTAAGAAAAAAGCCACTATTAAAGAAAAGCAGGCTATTTTTTTGAAAAAAAAGGCTTTAACATTTAAGGAAATTATTGATGCCGAGTTTTTTGATGTAACGAGTAAAAATACCTTCAGATACTGGATAAAAACAGGCCGTATTATGGAAGATGAACATTTTATAAGTGAAAAAAATGGTAAGCATTATGTGCTTACCATTGCTGTTTTAAGGCTTTTGAGGTATGATAATTTTGTTTAATGTTTTGGCTCTCAATCGCTTTATAGTGTATAGGTGATGTTAACAAATTTAAAAAATCAAGATAATGACAATATATCATCACGAACATAAAAACAGGATAGTTTTAGAGTTAGAACAAAATGAACTAATTCTAATAGCTCATTTAATAGAACAATGCCACGATAGATTAAAAGATAAAATGGAAAAGCCTTTATCTTCTAATATTCATAAAAAATTGCAAGAATTTATTAAATACGAAATGTATTTTTTTTGCTAATGAAAAAGTATAATCCCCCACACTGTCGGGTAGGTAAAACTTATAAAAAGTGGCAGTGTAATTTTGATAAAACTGGAAAAGCTTGCGGTAACACAGATGCAGAAAGCTTTGTTGATAAATGTAGCATCTGTAATAAAATTGTATGATATGCTTTTAATTTATGATGTTTTATGCACACTCGTCTTAGTATTTGGCTTTTGTGTTTCTGTAGGTGTAGGCGTTGCTTTTGTATTTCATTTAAACGTTAAAAAACTGGATAAAGTAAGAGATATTCTGGTAAATGGTGAATATTTTAATTATGAAACCAATGAATGGGAAAAACTATAGTAAAAATTTTTTACAAATGGAGCAAATTACTTGTTTAGTTGCTTACACATTTGCGTTTCCTTATACTGAAATAAGAAGTTTTCAGTATGACTGTAAAGAAAAGTTGATTTGTGCTTATATGGCATTTAAAACGGGCATTGATATCGATGAAATTGCGCAATATTATCATTCTTATCCTGATTTTCTGAAAAATAAAATAGAAGACATAGCCATAAAAGTAATGGTAGATGAAGATGTTGCTGCAATTATTGATGTTTTTAAAGAAGATCTAAACCACGCTGTCAAATGGGCAGAAAAATTAAGAAATGGGCTTGAAATTTGAAAATTATTAAACAATGAATGAAAATAAAAAATCTTTTTTTGCTATAATACCTGCAAATGTAAGGTATCACAAAAAATTATGCGCTAATGCAAAACTGCTATATGGTGAAATTACTGCCCTTTGCAATGAACAAGGATATTGCTGGGCGAATAACCATTATTTTGCTGAGTTGTATCAAGTATCAAAAGTAAGTATTTCAAAGTGGGTAAGTGAGCTAGAAAAAGCCGGCTTTTTGATTTTAGAAATAGATCAGTCTTCAGGTAATCAAAGAAAAATATTCCTACAAAATACCCACCTACCCTCGCAAACAAAAGTTAATGGGGTCATAAAGAAAAGTTTAAGACCCTCGCAAAGAAAAGTTAACGACCCTCATAAAGAAAAGTTTATACATAATAATACAATTAATAATACAATGAATAGAGAGAGTAGCGCACTCGATTTTCTTAAAATTAACTTTCCTACACAGTTTGAAACTTTTTTAATACAACACAAAAGTCAAATTAAAGACTTTGAAAAATTCTGTTTAGATTTTAACGACACTTGTGACCAGGAGAAAATTGAATATGATAATCGGGTTTTGTTTGGAAGAATTAGAAAGTATGCTCGCAATTGGATCCAAAACCAAAACAAATATAACAAACCAGAAGAAAAGGAAGTCATACCGCCTTATCTCAGAAAAATAAGTTAATGGAAGCTAAAAATATACAAACTTTGAACAAAGGTAAAATCCCGCCTCAGGCTATTGATATCGAAGAAGCTGTTTTAAGTGCTTTGTTGATAGACGACAAAGGACCTATTGAAGCAATGGGACTTTTGAAATCTGTCTCTATTTTTTATAAAGAGCATCATCAACATATTTTTAGCGCAATGCAAAAATTATATAATGCTGGAGAAAGCATTGATATCCTTACCGTTTCACATAAATTAAAAGCTGCCGGAAAGCTGGAATTAATAGGTGGTAACATTCACCTTGTGCAACTATCTCAAATGGCGGTATCCAGTGCTCACATAGAGTACCATTGCCATATTTTATTGCAGCAATGGGTGCGAAGGGAAATAATTAAAAAAGCTAATAGCTTAATAGAAATGGCTTATAATGATCGCGTGGATGTTTTTGATCTTGTGGAATGTGATAGTAGTACCGGTATAAGCATTCAAGAGATATTACACACTGGTTCAAAAGAAATATATTATCCAGAAATGCTGGACCAGGTTGTGAAGCGTGTAGAAATGCTTACCAATAAAAAAGATAACGATATTACTGGGGTTCCTACAGGCTTTGATAAGATAGATGCTTTCACTGGTGGTTGGCAGCCAAGCGATCTAGTAATTCTAGCTGCACGTCCTGGGATGGGAAAAACTTCTTTGATATTAAAAAATATTGTAGAGTGTGGTTTAAAAGGCCATAGTGTCGGCATTATCTCTCTTGAAATGAGCGCACAACAGCTTACGGCTAGAACCGTGGCAATAAATAGTAACTTCCATTTAACACAATTACTTAGAGATGGTTTTGAGAAGAATACCTACTTCACGACATTGATAAATGTAGTTGATCAGATGAAAAGCTTTCAACTTCACATCAATGATACTGCGTCTATGGATATAAAAGATATAATTACTCAGGCACGTCTATGGCATAGAAAGAGTAAGATCGATATTCTATTTGTAGATTATATACAACTGGCCACAGACAAGAGCAAAAGCAATAATCGTGAACAAGAGATAGCGTCTATAAGCAGAAACTTAAAAAAAGTGGCAAAAGAGTTGAATATACCGGTAATTGCATTGTCACAGCTTTCGCGAAAGGTTGAAGAACGTGGTGGTGAAAAACGTCCTAAACTTGCAGACATCCGAGAGAGTGGAGCAATAGAACAAGATGCAGACATTGTTACATTTATATACCGTCCTGAGTATTATGGGATGGAAGTATCTGAAGATTTACTACAAATGAATGCTAACACTGAATTGATTTTTGCAAAATACAGAAATGGAAGTTTAGAAACAAAGGGACTTTTCTTTGAAGCAAACAAGGCAAAGTTTATGGATCCGGTTGAAAGAGAAGAAGAACATTTTATTTGATATGCCAAACGCACCAAAGAAAATAAATAGAAGTTGGGTGCCTGAGCGCAAAGCTTTTAGCCGTCCTGTAGATTTTAGTTGGTTTTATAATCAAACAAAATGGCGCAAATTTAGTAAAAAATACAGACAAAACAACCCTGTTTGTGTAGCCTGTGAAGTGCAGGGAATAGTATCGCCAGCAGAAGTCACAGATCACGTTGAAGGCATTGAAAATATATTAAAAGCTTGCCGCAACCCAATAGATGAAAAAGAGTGTCAAAGCCTTTGTCATTCCTGTCATAATAGCAAATCAGGTAAAGAATCCCATAGGAAAAAAATTAAAGGGGGATAGGGGGTCAATTCACTATGAATGGAGACGTGCTAAACATCGACATATAGAAATGATTTTACTCACAAAGAATATTGAAGGGGGGGTATAAAAAGAATAGAATTATGTTTAAACAACAAAGTGAAAAATACAAGAAAAAACCTATTCTTTTGGAAGAAAAATTTCAAAAGGAAAGCACCTCTTTTAAAAGTGGTTCTATTGAGATGAGTAGTAAAGAAATTCTAATGCGCAAACTGAATAATGTACAAGAATTAAAAGGTTTGCCAAAGAAAGGAATTCAGATAAGAATTGTAACAAAAAAAGCGATTAACAGTTTTGATTTTGTTTTAGCGGTTTTGGCCACAGAAGAAATTGAAGAAATGATTATTGCATTTTATAGGATAGGAAAAAAGGTTATTCAAGAATTAAGCGAATTTATAAAAGATAGTAAAATAAAATCAATTTATTTTTTAGTTAATGACGGATTGCCAAAACTAACTCCAGATGCTTATAATTTAATGAAGCAACTGGAATCTAATAATTGGAAAATTAGATTAGATAATAATCACACAAAAATAATTTTACTAAAAACTGCAAAAAATCATTTTATAATTGAGGGATCAGGAAACCTGTCTATTAATGCCAGAATTGAACAATATGTGATAGACAATGACATATCTCTTTTTAATTTTCATAAAAAATGGATAACTCATGAAAAATAATAAAAAATTCAAAGCAATTAAAAGTTACTCACATCAAGAAGCTATAAAAATAGCAAACGAGTTAATAGAATGGCTTTTAGAAAAAGAAGAGAATATTCATATTGATGAATTTTTATATGTAATAAAAAGAATTTTTAAAAATGATGTGGATTTCTTAATTTCAAATAATGAAGAATTTAAACAATTTATAGAACAAGCAGAAGCTATTGAATTATCAAAATTAAAAAAATTTGCAGCTGGAGACCGGCTAAATGCTACTATAGTAAAACAAATTTTAATCAATAAATATAACTGGCTATGATTAAGAAATCAAATATTGTGCACATTGGAAACGGGAAAAGTACACTTACTAAAATACCTAAGCCTCCAGCATATCTAAATAATTCCGCTAAAAAACATTACAAAGAAATGGCCTCAAAATTAATAAAACTTGAAAGGCTAAAAGACATATTTCTAAATGCATTAGAAATATATGCTGAAGCTATGGCAACTTGGGAATGGGCCTCTCGACAAAGAAAACAAAAAAACAGTGAAGACCCTGGTACAGGCTACATTCAAACTTATCGTAGTGGTGCAACGAATATATCAACAGAATTAATTGTAATGCGTGATGCTGAAAAAACACTTTTCAAATGCTTCAAACAATTCGGTTTGGACCCACGATCTGAAAAGGAATTAAAAACAGACACCAACCCTAATCAGTTAGAATTATTTGAAAATCTTAAAAAATCAATGAGCTCATAATGATCCCTTCAAAAGAAATGCTTCAATCTGTTCCTTTTCAGTATGCGCAAGGTGTGCTGGATGGAACTATTATTACCGGTCGGTTTATCCGGTTGGAATGTGAGCGTTTCTTTTACTGGATTGAAAATGCAGAAACACAAGGTTATATTTTAGATCACGCGGCAGGTATGCAGGCGGTAAAATTCTTTCCTACCCTTTTAAACCACACAAAAGGAAAGCTCGCCGGGCAAAAATTTGAGCTAGCGCCCTTCCAGAAATTCACAATGTACAATGTATTTGGATGGAAGGATCTGAAAGGCAGCCGCCGCATTAATACAGTTTACGATAAGCGCGCAAAAAAAAACGGTAAATCTGCAGAAATGGCTGGTGTTGCTCTTTTTGGGATGAGTTTTGATGCTGAAGCTGAAGCAGAAATATACATTGGTGCCACTAAAGAAGAACAGGCAAAAATATGCTGGACCCAGGCCAAAAGCTTTATCGATGCTCCACAGGCAAATCCTATGCTTAGAAAATTAGGTTTCCGAACAAAACAAAAAGAAATCTGGTGTGATATCACAAACTCTGTCCTTCGTCCGTTGGGAGGTGACAGTAAAACGCAGGATGGGATTAACTCACACATTGCCATTATTGATGAATACCACGCCCACCGTGACGATACTGTAAAGGAAAATCTTGAAAGTTCTAGCGTGCAGCGCAGGCAACCCATAACCTGGCACATCACCACCGCCGGATCAGATAAAAACGGGGTTTGTAAATTGTACGAAGACGTGTGTAAAGATGTGCTTTTGGGTATAAAAGAAGATCACCATCTCTGGGTAATGATCCACGACCTGGACGAAGGTGATGACTGGGAAATTGAAGCCAACTGGATTAAAGCAAACCCGCTACTCCATAATGGACTGAGCATTGACAACCTTCGTAAAGAATATAATAAATGTGTAAATCAGCCTAGCAAAGCCCCTAATTTTAAAACCAAACATCTAAATATGTGGGTAGATGTGATGCTGACCTGGATCCCAGATGAAATTTGGATGAAAAACAAAGACAAAGTAAGGATGGTAAACTTCATTAAATACGGTTGTGCCGGTGGTATTGACCTTTCAAGCACAACAGATTTAAGCGCGTGGGGCCTTGTTTCAAATCCTGATGAAGATGGCTTTCGGGATATGTTTGTTTTGGTGTTTTGTCCCTCAGATACAATTGACCTTAGAAGCAAAGAAGATCGCGTGCCATATCGTTTTTGGAAAGACAAAAACTATGAAGACTATTTAGATCTAACAGATTTTCCTTTTGAATTACCTACCACAGATGTTTCCGGAAAATTAAAATTACTCATTGCCACACCGGGCAACGTGGTTGATTATGCTGTTATTGAAGACTATCTAGTTAAATACTCCTTCCTGCTTAAAAGCAAGTGGACAGACTTTGATCGCTATAATTCTACATATTTAGTAACAAATCTTCAGGAGCGAGGTGTGGAAATGCACCCTTTTGCGCAAACCATCACTCACTTTTCAATGCCTACAAAAGAATTTGAAAAACTCGCTATGAGCGGAAAAATACGCCACGGCGGAAACCCAATAATGCAATGGTCCTTAACTGGTGCCGGAGTGATCCAGGACACAAATGAAAATATAAGAATTTCAAAAAAACATAGCACAAAAAGAATAGACCCACTCATTGCCACAATAATGGGTTTGGCAGCAACATTAACAGAAAAAGAAGAAACACAAAAGAAATCAAAATACAGCGACCCAAATGCGGAAGTTTATGTTTAAGCATGACGTTTTGTGTATGGCACGTTGCGACTTTAAATAATTAATAAACTTAATAGATATGGAAAAAGATAGAGGAATAACAATTATAAATGTAGATAAGCAAAAGCAATGCATTATAGCACGTGTTACCTGCTGGTGCGGTATTGACAATACGAAATTATAAATTATGAACGAAATGAGTTTTAACAGTTTTTTGAGCGAAGGCAAATGCCGCAGGCAAATTACACACGGCTCTTTATTTAGTGGCATAGGTGGCTTTGACCTTGCATCCGAGTGGATGGGATGGGAAAATGTTTTTCACTGCGAATGGAACGAATTTGGACAAAAAGTATTAAAACATTACTGGCCTAAAGCAATTAGTTATGATGACATCACAAAGACAGACTTCTCTATTCACAGAGGAAAAATCGATATTCTTACCGGAGGATTCCCCTGCCAGCCGTACTCTATGGCTGGCAAAAGAAAGGGCAAAGAAGACGAGAGACATCTCTGGCCGGAAATGCTTAGAGCAATACGAGAGATTAAACCAAGGTACGTTTTGGGGGAAAACGTTTCTGGGTTACTTAATTGGAATGGAGGACTGGTTTTCAACGAGGTGCAAGCTGACTTGGAAAATGAAGGGTACGAAGTACAACCGTGTGTACTTCCAGCTTGTGCCGTCAACGCTCCCCACCGCAGAGATAGAGTCTGGTTTGTGGCCTACGCCAACGAGTGTACAACGGGACCATCCAGACCGAGT